ATGGAAAACACACAGGCTTCCCTCGATGCCATCAAAGGCTTCATGCTCACATGCGGTGAAACCATCGCCCCAGAAGTGACCGAAACCATGGGGCGGCGTCCAAGTGGCATTGATCGGTGGGGGGGTGACGTTTTCATCACCCAAGGTAAACTTTGCCTATCAGTGAATGTGCTATACGATTTCCCTTGGGGCTCCACTGATGTGAATGCTCACCCGGTTGTGATTGAAGCCACACTAATGGAGAACACCCCCAGTGAAATGGTGCGGCTGGAATCGGTTTTGCTGAATGACCGGCGGGACATGGACACGATCGAATGGTTGTTCGATGGCCTGGATTACAACCCCAAGTCGCAAATCAAGTTCATTCGCAAGCAAGCCCGCAACGCCCGCATCGACTACATCTGCGAAACCCTCAATTTTTGGCAGCTAGACGCCCGCTGGGAAGACCAAACGTTGGGGGAAAAAGCACGCAAACACTACCGCCGTGCATACCTGGCCAAAAAAGGGGAGCTCACAGAACTACTCGAAAACGATGTGATGTGATGTAAAACACGGCGTGGGGGTTTGACGCCGGGGCAAGCCACACTGTATAATAGGGGCATAGGGTAAAACAGAAAAGACCAGCCAAAAGGGTTGGTGCCCTAAGGTTCAAGGAGGACCACCATGCAAGCACAATACCAAAACCAGGCACCCGCCACCATCGAGGGCCTGATCCGTAAAGTTTTTGAGGGCGAAGACTTCTACAGCTTCGAGGTCATGTATGAGGATTCCCCCGCTGTTGATGTTTCCGGCTATGGGGTTTTCGATAAAGAAATTGGTGAAGGCCTGAATGCCCATGTGGCGTTCGAGACCGGCCTTGACTACACCGACGGTCCCGATGGGTTGACCGGCCGTTTCGCAGTCAGCATTGAGGGGCCAAGCTGGGGCGATTATGTGTATTACGAATGGTTCGTGTCCACCAAGCCGGACGATAAGGAAATGCAAGATTTGCTGCGACTGTTCCCCAAAGCTGAGGAATGCCTGAAGATTGCGGCTGCGCAAGTATTCGAAGCCGTCCTGGAATACCCGGAAGACCACACCGATGCGACCGTGGAACATGCGAAAATGATGCTGCAAGCCCTCGACCCCAACGGTGACCTGGACTACTAAAACATAAACGCTGGTAAGGGGGTGGCCACTGGTTACCCCCGATCCAGAAAGGATAACATTATGGTTACAATCCCAGAAATTGAGCAGCGCCTAGCCGATTATGTGATCCGTGCCCCACGGCAGTTCATGCCTTCGGATTATGATTTGCGTGGGGCTGCGGAAGCCATTGTCGATTCAGATGTTGCCGATGGTGACCGACACGATTCCGATTGGGTAAAAGCGGTAAAACCCCTGCTCCAGTCACATTTTGCCAAGATCAATGTGTTTGATTTGGATTGGGAGCCTGTTCGGCACGGTGATGATGTGATGTTGGTTGCGGTTTTCCACAGCCTGTGGGGGGATCAGGATATTGTGGTTGACCGGTGGGGCGATATTCATACCCGTATCGGTGCAGATTTTAAGCCAAGCCGACTGATGTGGTCTGAGGAGTTCCATTCCCACGGTGACCATTTTGATGGGATTTTGGTCACATCTTGGCGTACCATGGTTGATCGTTTGCGTGACCGGCTTGATGAATATATTAAGAATAATATTGGTGGAGGCGAATAAAATGTCAAGTGTTGAAGATTGGTTCCCGATACCGGAAGATTGGTTTGATGATCCCGATGATTTGGTGGAGGAACAAATCCGCCCTATCATTGGTGGTGATGTGAAGTATATTTCCAAAAATGCTTTGAACACGCATTTGGGGGCCGAGGAGGTTGTTGGTGATGGTGTTTACGTAGGCCTGAAGGAAAGCGTGCGTGTCGATCATCGTAAGTTTTTACAGATGCTTGACGCTTGCGATATCCGTAATCTGCGCTTGCCTATCAATGATGATGTTGCTATCCATGAGTATAATCGAACATTTTATGCGAATAATGAAAATGTTTATGATGCGTTGGCCACTAGTTATTATGAGCTAGAATGGTCCGACGGGTCGACGGTGTGGGTGGATATGAGCTACGACACGGGTTCGGGCGAATCGCGGTTCTTTCTTTTTGGTGATCGGTTTGCGCCGGGTGATAGCCGGGTGCATGATGTGCGGTTGGACACCGACCGCCATAGCGGCCATGTGGTGCTTTTGGATAAGATTTTCCCAGGCTGGCGTGAACAAATGTTCGAGCCGTTCGTGAAAGGGTGGGAGAAGCAAATCGCCGATTGGCGTGCTGAAGACGAAGCCGAAGGGGAAGAATAACGGTTAGCCCCCTATTATGGGGGTGGGGTTTGAGGCCAGGGCAGGCAACACTATTAGGGGTAACATTTTTCAGAAAGGAAGAATCGTGACAGCGGATTATTGGAATGAGCTGGCCAAGCTTGTTTCCTTAGGTGTTTTTAAGGAGGTGACCTATGCTACTCCATGATAAGATTGTTTGGTACGATAAAGTTTTACGGCACCACGCTGTCCGTATGCTTTCCGGTTTTTATAGCCGTGATGGTTGGGCACACGTGTCACGGGTGTATGGTGTGGACAATGAGCTACTGAAACTCTTAACAAAACCTAAGTCCATGACGGTTGAAGAGAATAAAATGATTCTTGACAGCATGGTGTATGCCGCGAGGGAACTTGAAAGGTTCCACATGTTGCACATGTCAGACGGGTATAGTCTGCGGTGGTACGCCAAGCAATTTAGCGTTTACGGAAAACCCTGCAAGGACGGTTTGGGGAGAGATTGTGAAGTATTCGTTATTAAATCACGAAAGCCGGGCGGCTTGGCTAAAGCTAAGAAAATCTTACTTGACGGCTAGCGAGATGGGCAAACTCGGCCCCAAGGCAGTCAAGGCCATGGTGAACCTGGGGGAAGAGAAATGGGGCGACACACCCCCCTTCCGGGGGAACGAATACACGGAATGGGGCAACATTCGTGAACCGGTTATCATTGGGAAACTATTGGAGGCTTGGATTCCGGTTGAACATAACACAAACCTTTTAGTGTCCACAACCCACCCACTGTTTGCCGCCACCCCCGACGGGCTCATCCCCGACAGGAACGCTACGGTGCAGATTAAAACCGCTGGTACGAAGCGTTTCTTTGATGATGTGGCGCACATGCCGAAAAACTATATGCGTCAGTGTCAATGGGAAATGCTTATCACCGAGGCGGAAAAGTGTTTGTTCGTGGTGGAAGAAAGGTTGGAGTCGTTCGATGGTTTCCAGCCTGGTAGGATCACTACCATGACCGTGCCGCGTAATGATAAGCTTATCGACAGCTTGGTGGAAACGGGCATGCGGTTTGTTGGTTTGGTTTTGGACGGCACGATCAGCCACCCCCAAAGTGGGGTATTCAGGAGGTTCAAGGCGGAAGCTGAGTTTTTCTATCAGTGAGACACGAAAAATAACCCCCGGTATAAAAGCCGGGGGTGTTTTCATATGTGCCATTAATGTCACTGTTATGTTATTGGTCGGCGTCTAGGGTGCTGTTGATCTCGCGTAGCTGTTTCACCTGCACATTTATAAGCTCATCGTCAGGTATATCATTCGCCCTATGTATACTCAGCAGCCTATCTATCACGCTTATAGCCCGCTCCAGCGCCCTGTGCAAGCGTGACGCTATATCCTCGATAGCGTGGCGCCTGTCGCGTTCCTCATCAATGCGTTTCTCCAATATGTTCACTTGGTCTGATAGGCTGGTGATGCGCTGGTCCATGCGTTCTATTTCGCTTTTTCTAAGGTTCTGGTTATCGGTTTTTGCTTTCATCCATGCTGCTATCAGTGCGGTGACCGCGGTGGCTAGGGCTGCGCTTAACGCCGTTAGTTCGGCTATCATATGTTCTACCTTTCGGGTATTATGAAAAGCCCCAACCCAAATAGAAAATAGGTTGGGGCAATCATTACTGCTCAAACATTACTTTTCCGGTGCGTCAATCACTGCGGGGGCAACAACCCGATTATGGGACCTGCCGGCCTCGGTGTCGTCAATGATGTTGAACAACTCATCATTGATTTTGTCCACCACGCTATCAGTCACACCATTGGGGGTGCGTGACACACCCAACACTGTGAGAATACTAAGAATGATTGGTACGATCTGCTCCGTGTAGGCTGGCAGGTTAGTGTGGTGCGCAAATGCAGCGGTCAACACCACCGCTACGATGAGCAGACAGCTGCCGAAAGCCGCGGTCACCGTATTAGCCTTGCGCTTGCTGAGAGACTGCTTAGCGGCAATATTCCGCAAAGCCTGGTTGAGCACATCTGCGGTCTGATTATTGAAAGCCATAAGCTTCCCCTTTCCTTTTACCGAATCCGGTTGATAAGATTTTGCAGAAGATCATTCTGCTTTTCCGTAAGCTCGATCAGTCGATCCAGCTTATCCCCATTACGCTGGGCCGCATCCATACCCATATAGGCGTGCGCGTTCGTGTTGATAATAAAATCACGAAGCGTGCCTTCCCAATCACTACCAGGCACCCGCGATTTAAAGCGTGCGTCTAAAACACCCATAAGCTCCCCTTTCCCAAAAGGTGGGTTATCAATATATTTCTGAACATTTGCACGGAACTCGTCCATGTCCATCATGTGGCCAGCAACACCATCACCCGCGCCGGGGTCCCACTTGCCCTGCGCATAATATGAGTACTCCCAGTGGGCAATACACCGGCTGGAATCCAAACCCAAATACCACAACAGGGCGGCCACGATGCGGTGGTAGGTGTCCAGCATGTTATCCGGCCACGGTGAAACCCCGTCTGACTGTGGTTCAATACCAATCATATATGGGTTCGCGTTATCAGTCGGCAAGCCCGGGTATGATCCCCGACCCAGGTGCCAGGCCACACCAGCCCCACAAATCGTGGCAGTGTAGGGGGGTGTGCGGCTTAAATGAATCTGAGAAGACAAGCCATTTTCCAAGCCGGGGTTCCGCGCAATATATTCCGCCGACGTATTATTAGCACCCGTGTGGTGCACCGCCACACCCCAAATCTTCGTGAAGTCCCCCATGCCCCACTCTCGCCAACCATCGAGTTCTTGCACGTCAACGCCGAAAGCGCGCAAAACATCAGGCATGAACAGGGGGTCACCGTAGTGGTTTGGGTTTGGTTGTATCGGCATAATATCAGTGCTAACGTCTTCCTCGGTGTCTGGCATTTCTTCGGTCATGGGTTGCGTCAGTTGCGTGTGTGGGGTTCCCGTAGCGTTGGTTTGCCCCCACTCGTGCCATAGGATTTCGTTAACATCACACTGCACACCACCCACGGTCACGGTCCCGATTTTCTGGAACAGGACGGCTTCGGGTGCCAACTCGCCACCACTCCATGCCGCGGTCTGCCAAGCCAGGAAGTGACCTTCCCCACAGTCGGCGATCACACCGTCCTCAACAGACCACGATATTACACGCGAATGCCCATATATTCCGGTGCGTGCAACCCCGAGGATATCGTTCACCCCACGGAAGTATTCAACCCCAAAATCGTTCCATTCGCTGAGAGAAATATTATAATCCACAGCGAAGAAACAGGCTGCGTCCCCGCGACCTAGGCTTTGCAAATGCTGCAAAACCGCGGTAGCATCCGACACCCCACCCGCATACCCGCGCTTCACATCGGAATCAGATTCTTTCCCGTACTGATACACGAAAGCTATAGACAAGCCGTTGCGGTAGAAGTCGTCCAGCTCGTTTTTGAGAATGGGTTTGCCCCGCATCCATGCTTCCCGCGGCTGTGACACATACCGCACAGCACCCACATGTCCAGCGTTTTTAACATCGCCAGCGTTCGGCACACCAGCCGAATAGTCAATAATTGTTGACAATCACATCACCCCTAATCTAGTCATCCGTCGCCTTGAAAAATAGGTAACATCTACCATTCTTAATCTTATGGGGGTCACCTATCCACCCGGTAGCAAAGCACATCCAAAAATTATCAGACCGCAGCGAAAGTGATTGGTTGCTGTATGTTTCCCCCGTGTCGGCGTCTTGCAGCACCACTATCATCCTGCCCCATGGGTGGTTTTTCTTAGCTTTGCATTCCACGGTGAGTGTCGGATGGTCACCAATTTTGCCGTCGGGGTTGATAACCACCGTATATTTCGTGTCCGTTGACCCCATATTGGGGTGCTTGAACTCAAAATCGTACACCAGATCAACCCCAAATTTTGATTTCATGTACGCCTCCAAGGCGGTAATATTCACCCCTGTGGCGTTGCGTTTGCGCTCATCAATAACCCGCAGCCACGTGTCCGACTGGTGTTTAAGCAGCTTTTCATTGCGGTTGAGAATGTCCTTAGAGATTTTGATTTTTCGCGCCATACCGACCGGGGTGGCCACGAACTCCAACCCTGATACTTTTGCTTCACGAAATATACCAGGCCCGACCATCACATCAACCACATCACCAGGGGAAACATCAACACCCGGGTTACTATTACCGACTTCCAGGCCTTCAATATCCCTAGTGAAAGTAATGGTCATCTGATTAGCTTTCTCCGCCCCGTCGATCACTTCCGCAATATCCGTCACCCCCGCCGGAATATTAATACTAATATCCGATTTAAGAAAAGCCTGAATGAACAAACCGTTACCCAAATCATTCTTAAGCGCATACACATACGCAGAGCGTTTCCGCTGGTCCTCCGACAAAGAAGTGCCGTCAGGGTAAGTAACCGACCACGCCCCATACAAGCGCGTGGCCGTGGGGTAGGTGACAACGAACTCCATACTATGCGGGGTAACAATTTTATTAACCTTAGACATTCTTAGCATCCTCCCCCTGTGAAACAAAAATGAACGGCATGATGAAAGGTGTGCCCACCCCCGTGTACCCCCATATGCTCTTATCCAGGCTTTCCCCCGGGTAAGCGACCCTCATGTTAAGGCTGATGTTAGCAAACTCTAGCGCGTCTTTGATAGTGTTAGCTAACGTATCCTCCGCCAAAGTGATAGTGATCTCCGGGGATTCCAGCCCGGTTTCGGCTTTCCGGCAAATAAATGGCGCGTTGCCGTAGCCTTCGGTTTGGTAGATCAGGTTAGCGTTTTCCTGGATCAGCTTAGCAATGATCTCATCGGCCTTACCTATCACAGTGAACCCGTCCACCTGGTTGCCTGCCCTGAAGAGTTTCAGAGTGTATTCACGGGGCGCTTTCAGCGTGTGCACATTGTCCCGAATCTTTTGGTTCTTCGTCTCTGACCAGGCTTTACGGTCCGAAACCGCAGGCATCTCACCCAGCACATCCAAGTACTCCAAAGCCTCGATAGTGACAGACTCGAACCGGTTGTTTCGGGTGGTGAACTTCGCCATTTTGATCTTACCGAACCATCGCACATCCCCCGTATCAATAAGCAGCATCTTTAAATGGTCGTGCATTAGCTCACCAAAAATTTGGATATCGTGTTCGCTACCCGGTTGGGGGTCGAAGAAACCCCGTTCCGAATACTCCAAATCAACACCGATGGTTACGCTAGCGGTACCGGGTTGGTTGTGTTGGAAATTATAGGAAAGATCAGTGTAATTATCCAGCTCGATCATGGGTTGCCCGCTGCCGTTGCATATGCAAACATACACGCCCCGCTGCTTGATTACGCTGCCCCGTAGGGCTAGCCATTTTTTCCACCCCTCCATAGTGGTTACTGCCTCAGCCATTTCTTAGCCTTCGTCCCCACCCCATGGCACCAGGTAGCGTTCCTCGTAATCAATCCGATAGTCAAAATTGCTTGTGAAACGCACCACATCACCGGCCGGGGACTGCAAATGCGCATAATCCTGTGGTTTCAGCTGGTCAGTGAGGGATTTAACCACCTTACTATCGCTGGCGCGACGGACTAGGGGGGCCTCGCCAAGATCAAAATTGATGTAAACAAGCCCCTCAAAGTCGCCCGCTTCTAAGTTTAGGTTAAGAAAATCCAGGCCGGTGCCCCGCCACACACCCTTAAGGCTGGTGGTCTCATTCCGTTTAAACCTGAGAGTCACCTTAAAACCGGAAGGAATGTTTGACTTGCGCTGCAAACTTGCCACCTGCACCCCATTTTGCAATTTGGGGTAGACGCTTTTGGCCTGGAACCAAAACCCGTCATCGCAGATCACGGGCACAATAACCTTAATGTTATCCTGGTCAAAATCTTGCGGGTCAGGGTTCGGCCACGCTAGTGAACGGGTGGTGCGCAAACGCGCGCTGTAGGTTGCGTTGTAGAACTTGTCCTGGCCTTGCCCGTAGGAGGTGACGAATGGTGCGTTATGTACGTTGAAAATGAAAGTCTTACCCGGCTGCACCTCGTTATGCAACCTTAAGAAAGAGTTACGCAAACTTGCTTCCCCGGTTTTGGCGGGGCCGGGGGTGACCGATAGGGTGAACTCCCCGGTGAACGGCTTGATTCGGTGCCCTTTATACACCTGCCCCATACCGTTCACGGGGTTTTGCACAGTGTCCTCAAACTCGCCAACCATGCCCTGGACACTATCCTCAACCAGGGTATAGTCACGGTATATCCAGTTGCTGTTATCTGGGTTGTTTTTCATGTGTTCAAGATCGGGCTTAATAAAACCTAAGGAACCAAGAGATGCTGATAGCATGCTACCTCCAAATGTTAGGGGTCAAAACTAAACTATTATAGCATGCGACAACAAAACGTGCCCAGCATCACAATGATGTGGTTTGACACGGGTGCGGAAGCGTGTATAATAAAAAGTGTCAGGTTGAAGATAAAGACCCGCACAGAGCGGGTGCCTGAAGTCCAAGGAGGACACCATGACCAACATCACAACCTATCCCAACGGCATCACAGGAAAAGAATGGGTGCACCCCAGCACCGGGGAAACCCGCATCTACCTCAACAACTGGCTGGAAGCCGTGGGGGTTGAACTCGGCTACTACGGCACAGGCAACATCTGCTACGCGGAACTTGATGGCAAAAAAGTGAGCAACAACACAGGCAAATCTTTGAAAGCCATGAAAGCCTGGATCGACGCTGATGGTGAGGTGCATGTGAAGATCAATGACCGCGCCCGCTTCTACATCAAAGAAGCTACCCTAATTGAGCGGATTAAGGAGGTCCTGAAGGAAGATAAGTAAAAGTATTCTCTCCCCTCTTCTCGCATCGTAAAAAACACCCCCTGATATTAGGGGGTGCTTTTCTTATGCCTAAACTGTAGCAGTATTGCCCACCAGGGGAAACGTTGTTTAAGCCGCTTAGCGGGGCGATAGCCGGGGCAATTATTGAGAATGAACAATCACCCCAGCCATGCCCCATTAGGGCGCTACACGGCAAACCAGGACGTGGGCTAAATCACAATCAGTCCGCCTTGCGCAGCGAACGCTGGAAGTCCCAAGCGTTCGGCTTCTTCTCATCCTCAATCTCACGCACACGCAAATCCAAATCCGCCTGCGATTTACTGATCTGCTCCAGAAGCGCTTTCACCTCATCGGCGCTGTAGGCGGTTTTATCCGAAGGAAGATTCACAGTCACAGTGGCGCGTTTATTGCCCACACGCTCCGACTCCGCAGCCGCATGCTCAGCCTCAGCACCAGACTGACGCAAAGCCAAACGCAAATCACGGATCGTGTCCTTATGCAAACGAAGCTCAGAATTGCGCTGCTGCTCCGTCACATCAGCCAGATGCTTCAACGCTTCCACGGTCTCTTTCGAGGTGGCTTCCTGGATTTGCTTATTGATACTTGCAAGCTCAACAAGTTTACTCAGCTCAGTTTTGCGCAGCTCACCAGCGGTTTTGTTGTACTCGCGTTCGTTCTGAATGTTTTGCAAACGTGACGCATAGTCATTCTGCAACGCTTCCTGACGGCGCTGGAACTCAAGATTCAGGCGCTCCATGTCGGTTTTCATATTCTCAGCAATCGTACCGAAAGCTGAATTAATAATCTCAGAACCAACCTTCGCCCCGCCCGTGGCAGCCTCAACCCCGTAGCCGTTCACACCAGCCACAGCGCCACCAGCCGCAGCAGCCCCACCAAGCAGCGTGGCCAAACCTAAGGACAATTTCTTACCAAGCGAAAGGCCCTTGAAAACCTTACCAGTCTCATCCCTGTTAGCTTTGAGTGCATGGAACCCTGTGAAAATATCACCAATGCTCTTAATTGCAGTGAGTGCCCCACCCACACCGGTAGCAATATTACCAGTGTAGAAGCCAAGGCCCGCCGACACCAGGCCGCCAAGCACACCCATCAAGCCGCTAGCACCCTTCTGCAAACCCTGCAAACCCTTCTGCGCCCCAGACAAGCCAGGCGTGTCAAGGCCATACAATTTAGCCGCCTGCACCTGCAACTTTTGCGTAGACAGTTTCAGCAGCTCAGCAGCCTTAGCCTGATTCAAAGTAGCCTCAGCAGCCGCAAAAGCCGCATCCTTCGCCTGCATCATAGCAGTGTGCTGCTGAAGAGCATTCTCAGCTTGCACACGGCGAAGCTCCCACTCAGCAGCCCGAACCTGGTTAGTGCGGCGCTGTGCCTCACCCGCGACCGTGCCCCAAGCCCCAGTGCCTTTCTCAATGTACCGATCAATAGCGAAACCGAATTGGTCGTACATTTGCTTGTTCGCCTCAAGCCTTGCTTTATCCAACGCTTCAAGCGCTTTCGCCTGATTCACGGCACCCGTAGCACGCACCTGCGCAAGATTGAACTCAGCGTTCCTCAGGTTGATAGCCGCCTGGGTTGCGGTAAACATGGCCTGGGTCAGATCATACTTGAGCTTCCGAACTTCCTTCCGCGTCTTCTGCACAGTGTCGTGGGCTTCAGAAACAACCCCCGCAACCAGGGCAAACGCCCCAATCATGCTAGACAGTTCAGTCTGCGCCGCGGTGATAAGATCACGTATTGCTTGGATACGTGCCGCCATCACCGTGCGTTCCGCAACCTCGATCTGCTTCAATGCGTCACCGTTTTGCTTACGAACCTTAGCAAGCTTATCCTCAGCCTTATTCAAAGCCTCAAGCTTTTTCTTCTGTTCCTCAGCATTCTTATTATCGGATTTATCAATCGAAGCCGCAGCATCCTCACGTGCCCTAGCCAAACGCTTCTCCGCATCCGCAATCTTCTCAGCCTTATTCTTAGCCTTCGAAGACCGTGCACGGGCAAGTGCTGTTTCGGCATCCTGAATCTTCCTAGCCGAGGCTGTGGAAACTTTCGCCCCCTTGGCCTCGGCTTCTTGGTATTCCTTCCTGGCTTTCTCAACCTCTTCTAAGGCTTCCTGCTCCGCCTTCGTGTTGTCCACAACCTGGCGCCGGGTTTCAGCCAAACCCTGCTCAGCATCCTGAACAATTTGCGCGGACCCCAGGAAGTCGCCCTCGTAGTCGGCGCGGCGTTCCTCCCACTGTGAGCCGATGCGCTCAACAATGGGCTCCATTTTACTAACCAAACTATCAATCGAGTTAGCCAAATGGTCAAGACCCAAGAACTCTTGGTGAGTCAACACGCGCTCCGGCTTGCCCGAAAGGTTCACCGCCATACCACCAGATGGTAACCAGCCACCATTATCATACAGGCCGGTGCCTTTGACCAGGGATAACGCCCGATCCATTTTGGTTGCGTACCGTGTGGGGAACGCGGACACCTGAACACCCTGCGCCACAGCCCCCGGCGGCATTGCCTCCCACTTCGGGAACTTCGATAACATGGCCTTATAGAACAAGCCCGCAGATTTGTAGGGGTCCATGCGTTCCGCAAGGGTACCCCACCCGGCTTGCCGCTGCTGGAACAAACCAACACTATCATGGTCGGACCCGACAGCATCATGCCTGAAGGCTAGCGACCCTGGAACCTTAGCGTTTGCAAACATTTTCAGGGGGTCGCCGGACTCCACCAAAGCGGTAGCAACACCAATCATTGCACCCTTAGAAGAAAGTGAGTAATCCTTAGCGCGCCGGGAAATTTCGTGAACGAAATAATCATGGCCCCAGCCGCTATGTTTCTTACCCTGCTGCCCATACGGGACGTCCTTATCGGGATCAAGCGTCAACGGGTCGCCAAGCTCTTTCGCCCCAACAACCCCACTACCAGTATATTCATTACCGCTACCGGTAAGCGCCGTGCCTTTCTTAGTTTCATGTAAGCCATAAAACTTCGACAGGGCCTTATGCAACTCAGCTGCTGACCCCCAACCGGGGGTACCCGAACCCGTGGAATCACCACTACGTGTGGTAGCAACACCCGAATCCAAAGTGAAACCACCAGCATCGGGGCTATAAGTGATCCCATCAATTTTCCCGGGCAAACCATCAAACCGGTCTAGGGTTTCCTCGAACCGCTCCGCAGAATACTGGGGGCCACTACCCCGAAGCCTGATAAACATTGCATCAGTGTACTGGGACAGGTTAGCCCCAGCCATACCACCCAGCTGCCCATTACCCCGCTGGCCACCCATTTCAACAAACACGCTACCGGAACCATAATCAATTTTACCGGTAGTGTGCCCACCCCACGGGCCACCATTAAACCACCACATGGTGAACGTGTTACTACCACCAACACCCCTATGGAAACCATGAGAAGCACCCCAAGCGCCCTGATCCCCGGTGAAAAATTTCCGGGGGAACGGGGCTTCCCCAACCGCCAAAGCTGCGAAAGCACTAACCGCACCAGAGCAGTCGCCCCAGTTCGAGCCGCCGAAAATATACGGCGCCCCCTCAAGCGGACGCGAAGCCTGAAAACCCTTCACAGCATGCCCTTGGGCAAAACGCACCAGGTCACGGCCAGTAATACCGCCCTCAGCAAACTTCTGCCCACCATAAATATTTCCGGTGTAAGTGGGTTGCACAGGCATGCCAGTGGCCTTATCCTGCAAACGCATACCAAAAATATCAGCAACCCTGCTAAGGATAGCGGTAGACCGCGCCCGCTTAGCCGGGGCCAAAGGAATATAGGCTTCACCACCGGTTTCAGGCTCAGCCCACACACGCCACTCCCCGGGTGCCGCAATCGTCGCAGTGTGATTCTCACCACCCTTAGCAAAAGCTAAACCGCCACGGGCATAGCCGACAATACTCCCATTAGCGTGACGCGACCCCTCAGTGTTGATACTGAAAGCCGATGATGCTACACTGGAAACTTTATCCTGGATAGCGGAAACCTTCTCATCCAGCCAGTTCATGACCTTGGCGAAGCCCTCACGCAAACCATTAAGCAAACCAGTGAAAATATTGATACCCGCATTGACCAGCCACGCGCCCGCTTTAGCGAAGAAATTCTTAAGCTTGTCCGGGAACTCTTGCGCAAACTTGAGGCCCTTGCTAATCATCTCCGCAAGATGGGTTAGGAACTGATTCTTCCAGCCGGTCACCGTGATAATCACCTTGGCAACACCAGCGTGGAAGCCCTGAACAATGTCCCCCCACATGTTCTTAATTTTATTCACAGCCGCATCTTTGAACGCCCCGAGCTTGCCCTTTACGTTCTCCGCAAAATCGTTGAACCGGTTCTTAATGTTTTCCCCGGCCTCGCCCCAAATATCTTTGATGTGGTCCCACATGCGGCCAAACGCTTTGGGCACGTCTTCCCAGTTGCCTGTAACAATATCTACCAGGGCCACGAAGAAGCCGGAAAAAACTTCTTTCACCGTGTCGATGCTTGCGTTGAAAATGTCCTTAACATTTTCCCAACCTTTGCTAATAGCGTCACCGATGATGTCTTTGAAAACGCCCGCCCCGGTTTTGAGGTTTTCCCAACCCTCGCTCAGCCACGTGCCAACATTACCGGCGAAGTCTTTCACCGGCCCCGCTAGTTCGCTAAAGGTGCTGGTCACCTTGTCTTTCAGTGAGGATAAGCCTTCGGTGGCGGCTTGCCATTTCTCACTGAACCACTGCCCAATATTGGCCAGGCCTTCCTTAACACCTTCCCACGCATTCTTAAGAAATTCTGTGAACTCGCCCCACAGGCGTTTACCTGTTTCGGTTTGGGTGAAAAAATACACTAGGCCGGCAACCACAGCAGCAATAGCCAAGCCCAGTGCAATGAATGGGTTCATGGCCATGACCGCGTTCAAGCCTGTGAAACTGCCTGTCAAGCCCAGGTTAGCGGCTGTGGCAGCTAAGGTTCCGGCCCGCTGTGCGGCTAGCAGGGCAGGCATCGCCTGAAGTAAAACCATGAAATTCCTGATAGCGCCAACAGCCCACACCCCGGCCTGAACCGCTTTCAGCATGGTGTAGGCGCCGATCACGCCACCAATCATAGCGGCGATGGTGCCCACAAGTTCGTTGTGTTGGCGAATCCATTCAACCGTTTTGGAGAATGCTTCAGCAACGCTACCAACAGATTTTCCTAATTGATCCATCCACACCTCAAGGTGCGGTGCGATGACCTCATAGATGCGTAATTTAGCGTCTGACAAGGCGTTATCCCAGCGTTCCATGGCACCGTTCAAACCGCCAAGTTTCGCCCCCGCGGTTTCACCAGCGGTACCAACCGCGTCCATTTTTCCACGCAGGTTATCAAACGCTTCAACACCACTACTAGCCGCGGTGGTGGCGAACGACACAGCCTCACGCCCGAACGCTGTTGATGCCTCCGCAAGGAACGCGGATTCACCCATGCGCTCTTGCGCATCATGCAACTGGATTGTGATTTCTCTCAGGCCAACGAACTTGCCGTCGGCATCAAACGCTTGGATACCCATATTCTCAAGGGCTTTCGCAGCTTGCTTAGAAGGCGATGTGAGAGACAGCAGGGCACTACGCATAGCAGTACCGGCCATGGTGCCCTTGACGCCCTGGTTAGCAAACAGGCCAATATAGGTGTTCGTGTCTTCTAAGGAAACACCCAGGGTTGCCGCTGTCGGCGCCGCCATTTTCAGGGCCTCGCCAAGGTCCGTGACCGTGGTTGCAGTGTTGTTTGCGGTGTTTGCGAGAACATCCGCCACCCGTGTAGCCTGATCCGCAGCAAGGTGGAAACTGTTCAGTGCCGCAACCTGTAAATCCGCGGCGTCACCAGCACTAATCTGGGCAGCACCGGCAAGCTGGATCGAGCCCTTAGCCGCATCCATAGCCTGTGAAACATCCATGCCGCCCTTAGCCAAAGCGAGCATCGCGTCAGCTGCTGATGCTGCGGAAGTACCAGCAAGGGACTCATCGTTACCCAAATCCTTAGCATGCTGCTTAACCTTCGCCAGCTGCTCTGCGGTAGACCCGGTGACGGCACCAAGGGAGCCTAGCACCCCATCAAATTCCCGACCTTCCTTAATGGCTTCGCTCAGGAAACCCACGCCACCAGCAAGCCCCAAACCAGCAGCAAGCAGGCCAGACACTTTCCCCAACTGCCCAAACAAGCCCGCACCCTGGCCAGCAACACTATCAAACGTGGCCCCCAAAGATTGCATTTTTGCGGAACCCACATCAGAAGCATCAGCCATGCGGCGCTGCGCAGCAGCCACATTATCGGCAGCATCACTAGCCCTACCCCGGGCATTAGAAAGCGCAGTTTCCGCACCCTCAAGCGCACTCACCGACCCCAATTGCTGCTGCCTAGCAGCGGAAACCTTCGCTTCCGCCTGGGCAATTTTCGCATCCTGGTTAGCCCTAGCCGCATCAAGTTTACGTTCCGCAGACTCCAACTGCTCCGTAGTAGCGGTACTGCTTTCCCTCAGGGTTTGCAGCTTCGACTCCGCATCCTGAACCTTAGCATTCTGTGAGACACGCACCGACTCCAGGTTCTTCTCCGCAGCCTCAAGCCTCTTCGTGCTCGTCTCAACCTTCGCCTGTGCTTGCTCAGTTTTTTGCATAGCCTGATTGACTTTTTCCTGGGCTTGTGCTTCACGGCGTTTCGCCTGCTCAAACGCCTTAGCGGAACCATCAATACCGAGGGTGAGTTCGGTTTGAATCTTCTTCCCCGCCTTCGTGGCAGCACTATTCACAGGGTCCTCTAAGTGCTTCTTGATAGCCGCATTCATGCCCCGCAACGACACCGTGATCGGCAAAGAAGCATAACCGATAGCTGACATGCTAACCTCACTAAATTAATAAAAGTATTAAAAAAGACGGGGCAAACCAATGGCCTGCCCCGCAAAAATATTTTGTGTTAAGTTTTCCCCTTCGCTAACGCAAGTTTACGCTCACGCTCAGCCTTGATCCTGAAATAGCGTTCCTTACGTTCCTCTAAGGCTTTCTGCTTCCTAGCGCCCTCACGCATAGTCGCCATGGGGTGACGCTCCCCAGAAGTGATAGCCGCGAAAATATCGGCAAGAATATAACCCTCAATTGATAGCCTATCAATATCCAATATTTCCGACCAAAACCTAGACCGGGTACGATCCAAGCCATCTACCAGCACCAATAGCCGCCTCAGGGTGAGTCGTGACTTGCCGCCTTTGGGCCGCCAAAAATCACGATAGTCAATACCCATAAAAGCAAGGTCCTGCTCCACAAGATCCTCATGCTCACGGATATAGGGGAGAAGTTCTATTTTCCCGCTAGGCCCCATTCCTTATCAATAAGGGGAACCACATGCTTCTGAAAATCACGCAACGTCGCACCGGTAGCCTTGATCTTACCCCAATCCTCCGGGGAAAGAATATCCCGGTACACAGCCACAGGTTTATCACAGAAAGAGTCATAGGCGTCTAGGCTCATGTCTTCGAGGGTGGCGGGGATCGTTACCGTTACTTCCTGGCCCCGTAGGGTTGCGGTGATTTCCACGGTAGTGGTTTCTTCCACAGCTTCTTTTTGGGTTGCGCTCATTGGGGTTACCTTCCTAGTAGGTAGTTGATGAAAGTGAAAAGTGAAAATGGGGGGCGTCTTAGTGTCGGGTGCGCCCCTAAACCCCATGCTTTTATCATCACAGTGACATTAAGAATAATGTAATAACATCACCCATTAATGTCACAGTGACTATATTTTACGGCGTATCCTCAACCGTGATCTGGTCAGTCGTGCCCTCAAGGTGACTGACAGCAGCAAGGATACCCTCGAAGCTCTTAACCGTGAAGCCCGCGGCCTTGGTGCCAGAAACAACAGCTTCCTCGCCGCCCGCAATCTCACGCAAAGCTTCTTGAACCTTCGCAGCATCGGCGTCGTGTGCCAGTTCCTTGGTTTCATTGTAGTTGATACGCAGATTCCAAGTACCACCAGTAGCCGCAGCCGGAAGCTTAACAACCTTCTCAGCCTTCGGCAAGGTGTTAGTGAACCGCTCCAAATCAATGATTTCTTGCTTCTCATCCGGCATAAAGTCCAGCTTCTCAAACACAGCCTTGAACGTATCCGGCAAAACGTTAATCTCAATCTCGGTACCGGAAGCTTCTTGGCCCTTGCTCAGATTCTCGCCCTTAGCCGCGGTACGGGTACGGGACGCCAAGATACGGTGGGAGCCGTCGTTAAACTCGTACTCCACCGCCACGAACGGCCGTGCCAGCTTAGCGCTGTGCAAAAGAATCTCAGCCCCATCAATCCGCTTCGAAAGTGTGGTGCCCCGTGTGCGGTCCGGCCATAGCACGGATTGCACAGCATCATTCTCTTCAAGAACCAAAACCTTAAGAACCACCGAACCAGGCTTACCCGTGACAGCCACGGTGCCCATGCCCAAGCCCTTGGTTTCCTGAATCTCCATCGCCCGGTTCAAATCAATTTCTTGGTCATCCTTAAGAATACCCAAAGTCATCCAAGTGTGATCCAGCACACCATTCTTACTGACCTTCGGATCATCAGCATAACTGATGTACACCACCGCATCTGTGATCGTTTTCACGTTTTGCGGGTCGCGTTGCTTAATGCTCATAGCGTAATCCTATTCACGAAAATATTGTATGTTGCGGAAGAAACATATCCCCCGACTTCACTATCTGGTGAGGTGATGATTCGGGTTGATGCCTGCACCCCAAGTTTCCACCTGCCGCCAAGCGATACTAAAGCTGCATCAATTTTGCGCATGGTTCCGGTTGCGGAAGGCATATCGTATGAATGTACTGTGATGCGCACCACCTCAACGGTGAACCCCTTGCCGCCGGAAATGATCCCATCGGATTGGACGGTGACATGCCAGCCGTTTTTTTGGGGGGAGTATTTGAGTGGCAGCATTGCTGATGTGCGCCTTTTGAGTACATCGTTTTGCGCCAGAAACTCACGCACTTTTGCGGTGGCATCCTGGGACATGAACAGGCGTTTATCTTTCTCTAGCATGTTACTTTCCCCCGCTATAACGTTTCAAATCAAGCCCCGCCGCCGTTGCCGCCTTGGTAAGCGTCCCATGCTTTGCTTGCGAGTTCAAACCACCCGCGTGCATAATCGTCACCAGGCCAACAGGCCTGCCTGATTTATTGACCTCGCTTCTGGATTCAACCGGCATTTTAGGGTTCGCAATACCGCGAGCGTTAGCCGCAACCTCCGCAGCCTTAGCCTCAACCACGCTCATGAAATTCTCACGCAGCATCGCATTGATAGCATCACTATCCAAACGAAAAGCGAATTTATCAGCCATCAACATCACGCCTTTCACACATGACCTCAATCATCGGGGCATGCCGCTGGAACCATGGGGTGCGACCTATAGCCCAATCGAATGGGGCATGCAAAATCTTGTACTTGACCCCACGGATTTCAAGCTCATGATTCGGGCCAATCGGTAATCCCGCGGGTAAGAAAACCCTAAGACGCTGGGCTGTTGACCCATAATCCTTGTGCTGAATCTCACTACCAGTATCATACTGCGGAACCCCCAACACCTCGGTGTAGTTAGCGCTGTGGATAATCGAACCATCATACCCAATCTCGGGTGGGTCAAAAATTCTTATCCGCTCCACAGGTTCACCCTCCGGCTTTCCGGGAATGGTACAACATCCCCTCCACGATAGCGAGGGCTAATATGTAGCAGCCCCAAAACATGCAGCATCCTTTCGGTAAGAAACACGCCGCCGAACCCCTCGGTCCCGGTTTTTGCAAAGGTTGCGCTATCGGATTGTTCCCCCGTGGTTGACGACACGCTCACCATGTTAATGTTCACGCCGGTTAGTAGAGATTCTACAACCATTGTGCGCACAACAATTTTGACCGCGGTCACAAGCCAAGGCTTAGAAACAATCTCATCGGCCAACACCAGGCCACGCCTAGCAAACTCAAACTCGATCCGCTCATAAGCCAAATCAATCAGGGCACGGCACCTATCCGACTCCCCCGGAAGGAAGGGGCGGGGCATCATCACCCCAATATCATCAACCGATAACTTTTCCACCCCGCCACCTTCCTATCAGCTAAGCTTATCGGCCATAGCAATAAGCTCAGGCTTGGTCAAACCTTTAATATCTTTCTCACTAGCCCCAAGGCTAGCAACGTATTGCCGCCACAACTCAACCTTGGCGGCTTGTGCAGGGCGTTTACTGTCATCGGTGGGGTCACTATCGCCGTCACCACTGTCATCGTCGTCAGTTGGTGGCACTTCCGGTAAGCCCAGATTGATAACCTCGGGCCTATCATGCTTCACGTTAGCGTCCTCCGCCACACCCGAACCAATCAAGCGGGCCGCATCAAGCGGGCTTGCATCAAACACATCACCACGCTTACGCAACACCTCACCACCATCATCCGTCGGCTGCCACCAAATCCCAATCTTTAGGCGAATCCTCATAATAATTTAGCCCACCTGAATCCGTGCAACAGCCTTAGGATCATACAGGGCACGGATAGAACGCTCCATAATGTCAGCCCGGTACTCCATGGTTGCGCCACCGATACCGCTATCACCATGGGGCGAGTACAAGGGGGTGACCTGTGGACGGTCTAAGAATTTCTTACCACCCGGCTTCTTGGCCTGCAAAACATACACCTGCTTCGTGTCAACATACTGGCTTACGGCCACATCCAGCCCCCACGGCTTATACGGTTGGAAACCCTTAAAATAGGGATTATCCCCAGAGTTAGCCCCAATAAACGCAGCTTGGATAGTCTTATTGCCAATAATGTTGTACCACACGGACGGGTGCATCACCAGAGTGTCCGGGGTGTAGCCAAGGGCAGCCTTACGCTCATCATCCACATCACCATCAACCAACGCAGATGAGACCATTGCACAGGCACGCAAAACATCCTGCCCAATCTCCGCTGTTACGGTAGACCACGGGGTACTAGCCGTCACCACCTGGCTATGCTCATCAGTAGCAGCCTTCACTCGATCCAACCCCTGGCGTGCACTAGCATACAGGAACTCGTTAGCCAGCTGTTCAACACCGCGGGACAGAAGGTCAATGCGGTTATCCTTAATCATTTCATAAGAAACACGCAAACCCTCCGCAATCTTAAACGCCTTCTCCACCTTATCATCACCGACACGAATATCGGCGGTGGGGATTTCCTCAAACTCCGCAACCTCATGCGGGCTCTCGGACAAGAACGGGGACACGCGCTGCTTGAAAATAATAGCGCTAGCAGTGGTTTCACCATCATCAGAATAGAACACGTTTTCGATAGCGGCATCCTGAACAATGCTCACAATCTCATCAACGATCAACTCCGGCTCGTCCACATAGTCGGACACCGTGTAGGAACCACCGCTGTTTTCACCTAGAATAAAAGCCATTTTCTCACCTTCTTCTTATTAGGCCAGTGGGGTCACAAGCCGCACCGACACATGCTTACGGCCCTTACGCACCACGAAACCAACCGGCTTCGTACCAGCCTTAGCAACCTTACCATCCGCGGCCGCGTTCACCTTATCCCCAACCTGCAAATCATCCGGGTTATCACAGGCAATATTAATAATCGCGGGGGAGGTTACCACGGTCACACGGTCGGTCTGGCCAATGGTCACAACCGGGGTCTTATAGGCGTTCTGAATCGCAACACCATACACGTCATCACTAGCGCCAGCATGCTCAACACCGCTACCAGTGAGTTTAACACACCGGTAGCCCAAAACATTAGCAGCCGCCTTAAAGGAAGCGTTACCTGTCAAAATCTGATTAGTCATCTATATTCAATCTTCCTATTAGAAAATCTGCCGAACCTTCAAGCCGGAACGCAAACTGTGCGACTTGCCCTTATTCTCATAGCCCCGGACAGCAGCACGCTTCACAGGGGTGGACTGGGTGAGATTCTCAAGCAACACCTTACCGCCCTCAAAATCATGCAGCAGTGAGTTAACCCAAGCATCCTTGCCGTTAGCTGAAATGCGGCCCGAATTGATAGCCTCATCCACAAGGTTCGCAACCTCAGTACGCCGTGCTTCCTCGCGCATCTTGTTCAAAGCGTCGGCGCTTTTACGCAGCTCAGACAGGGTGTATTCGTCAACGGCAACCATGCCCTTGGGCAAAGAGTTTTCGGCAGGCTTCGACTCTTCCGGCTTGTCACTCTTAGTGGTTTCTTCTTTATCCGCACCATCGTCTACAAGCTTTTGCACGGCCTCGATGATATCATCATCGGTGGCGGCCTCATCTAATTCTAAAATTTTGATAAGCTGGTCTTTCAGCTCCATAACATCCTCATTTTCGGTACCGTCATCAGCATTAACAGCATTGTTTTGCCCCCGCAACTTGGCGACAAAAGCCTGTTTATGCATGTTAACAATCTTACGCAAACTCTTATTTTCCGCACCATCACCCGTATCGCTGGCCACAACCTCATCAGCTAAACCAGCCTCAACCGCGGCCTGACCAGTGTAAAAAGTTTCCGCACCCATCAACTCACGCCACTGCTCACGCGTCCCACCAGCCTTAGAAACATAAATATCAGCAATCTGATCCGATAGCTGATTAAGCTGTTCACGGGTGGAATCTAATTCGGGGATCGTCCCACCAGCGTCCCACGTCCAAGCATCATGGATCATGAGGGTTGCGGACGGTTGCATAACAACCCGGTCACACGCCACCGCTATCACACTAGCCGCCGATGCTGCGATACCCCAAATATTCGCCACCGTACTATTTTCACTACTGCGAATAATATTAGCGATGGCGATACCAAGCATTGCGTCACCACCATAGGAATTAATATTAATTATTAACGGTTCCTCGGTGGCCTGGTTGATGAATTCACGGAATCCTGCCAGGTCAATATCCCAGTCGGAAATGTCGGAAAAGAAATTCCATTCATTCATGCGGAATATTATAACATACTACAACAAAACATCACCCTCGCCATTGTCAATATTATTAGTTTCAGTGTCACCGGACCAAGGGATTTGCATTTTACGGTGAAAATATTTCCGGGTCACGGGATCGTTCGGATCAACCAAACCCGCCGCAACGGCGTTAGGCCACATCTCAGGTTTTAGTTCACTGTTTGATGCGATGGGGTCGCAGTTGATGAGGGGTACGGGGCCTTTGTAATCGGGGAATGCTAGGCTTATCAAATCCTCAACAATATATTTTTGCGCTGTCAACGCCACCCAGTCCGCAATTGTTTGCAACGATTGCGTGAAGAATGAGGATTGCGTGTCGGCAAGGGCGTACGATCCTCCACCATCGTCAAGGTTCAGGAAGTGCGCCAGGACGCTTTTAGCGATAGCATCATTGTATGATTTGATAGCACCCGACACGTCAGGCAGTTGGCCAGAAACGCCTTTGAACTCGAATGATGCGCCGGGGGGGATTGACACCCCGGCAAAATCGTCGGCACGGATAGCCTCAACTAATTCTTGGCCCCTATCAATCTCGTCTTGCAAATCCTCCGGCCTGCCAAGCAAGGTTTCTTTCGACGCCATGTAGACGGGTATGCCCATGCCGTTTCTCTCAAGAGTTTTTAATTGAAGCCGTTGCAGCTCGTCCTTAAGCCGCCACGGGCGATAGCAGGGGCGAAGAATACTAGTGCCCATCCAGTCGCTGTTAGTGGGCCTGTACACGTACCCTACCAGGCTATCAACGGGGATTACGGGGGTGAGGTCGGTGCCGTCCTCTAGCCGCACACTCTTTTGCTGAATAGATTCTAAGTTTCCATTCTCATCCACATTGATTTTCGAGATGGTGTCAGCCCACCTTGGGGCAAGTTTCACCAGGTGCCAACCCGTTTCGTCTTGTTCGTACACCTGTTCAAAATAGGCGAACCCGAACACCAGGGCTAGTAATGCCTGGGGCAGGTGTTCTTGCCATGAAACCCCGCTAGAAAGCCTGGTCACCGGGGGTGAATCAACGCCAAGGATAGGAAGCTTCAGGTCTTGCGCTACCCGCTCCACAACCTCAGGATCGGCACCGTTCGAATCAATGTGCCATTTAGCACGCAGTACCGGAAGTGTACAGGCAGAGTACGCCATTGATACTTGCTCATCTTCCTTAAGCATCTTATTATAAACCGCGATGTTACGGGGGAACCTCAGATCGTGGTTTGTGTCATTCATCCGCTGGTACCCGTGGTACCCCCCTGTGGGGGTGGCGGTGCCGATTTCCTTTGTTCGTTTCGGCTTGAACTTTGCGAAGAATTTTCGTAGCCCCATTATCTTTTCGTTAACCTTTCAAGTAGTAAACATGCCCACCAGGGCAAACGTTGTTTAAGCCATGTAGCTGCCCCATAGGCGGGGTAAGTGTCAGGAATGAACAATCACATAGGCCACATGACGATAGCCTCGCACACGGCAAACTGTGGCGTGACAAAAATCACAAACCACGACGCTTACGGGAAATACGCATCGTAACCCTAGGGGCACGCTTAACATCAACCTCAGCAGGCTTATAATCCGCAGCCAACATAAGCGCAAACGTTGCAGCAATCAAGGGGCACCCGGCCGGATTATTCCGCTTCAACGCCTTACCCGAATCCTGAATATCTCTCTCAGAAACCACCGACAAAGCGTCAACCCACCGCGGTGAACCATCATGCTTGATCTTCCCATCACGCCACAATTGCATAAACAACATATAAGCCTTAGAAACCTCAGTCTTATTAAACCTGGTTGGCTCCAAACCCCGCTGCTCAAACAATACCGTGCAAGTCTCCGCAACACCCTTCTGGTCATAAGCAAACCCAATCGGGTCACGAAGCCCAATCACCCGCTCAATATCGGCAACAACACCAACACGGTCAAACTCATCACGGGGGGCCAGGGACAAAAACCAGCCCCCATCAGCCATTTTCTCCGCGCTCACAAGCGCACAGCCAACAGCCCCCAAGTCAACATCAATGCCAACAGCAGACACAGCCCCGACACTACACAGTACGGGATCAACCACTGTAGCAGCTTCCCAATCGGAATAATCAATAATTGGTGTAAAGTCTTCATCGTCTTCATCATTGAACCAGTCACCCCAACCCAGGCATTCGACACCAAAATTGATCCTACCAATCTCGGTGTTGAGTCGTTTCATTTGTTTTCTAATCTTCGTCTCATCCATGATGAACCCGTACGATGGGTTCGCCAGGATCCAGGTTTCTTCAACATCAGGTTTAGCATCACCAGGCGCCCGGTACTCGGCCAGGTAGATGGGGTCAACTGGGTCAGGCCCCGCCAACGCCTGCCTACGCATCGCCGAAATAACCCGACCATCCTGGTGGGCTTTGAAAGCCTTATGAACAGCTGAGGTAATATAAAAAAACTGGGGATCATCCGCCGCCTGCGTGGTGAAGTTAATAGCAGCCACTGAACCATCAGTCAAATTGTACGCCTCATCATAGACAACACACGAAATTTTCGTGATACCACGGGCCGTATCATCGCCGCGGGTTTGGAAAAATATTACCCCGCCACACGAAAACTCAAGCACACCCTTGCCCTGCGAACCTGAAAAACGTGTAAGCATGTCCGCCAGTGGGGGGAATGCTTTCACCACCCCAAGCAAATTCAAATAAATACTATTAGCGGTGTCCCACAGCTGGGCTGTGTATAGTATGCGCCAACCGTATTTTATAGCACGATAAAGGCAGATAAGAGAGATGCCCAAACTCTTACCATTCTGCCTAGGGATAATCAAAATGTTGTCAGAGTGAACATATCGGCCGACCTCATTCTTGCTGCACATGGCCAAAATATCGTACTCCTGCCACGGCATCAACTCGACACCAATGATCTTAGCAAAAGCAATAATTTCCCTGCCCTCGCCATGATCGTAGGCGGGGGCCTCACGCAAATTATACGGGGTTTGTTTACCCCTTAAAGTTTTGTGAGCCGATGATTTCGGAAAAGGCTTTCTCTTTACCATCGACATAGTAGCTGTCACCATTATCTTTTTCCTGCCTTATCTGTTTCACAGCATTGATGCGGTGCCGCTCCACGTCATTAATGGTTTTGCGGAACAAATCTTCCTGATTACGAATCTCACCCATCAAAGAGTCCACAACAACGATGTAGCGGGGCAACTCGTCATCCTCATCATCAATGTTGTTAGCGTTCTTCTTAGGTTTTTCTTCCTCAACTTGCTTCACCACACCCCGCACAATCTTGCCGTACTCGCGTTTCAAACGGTCGATCCGGTCGCGTTGTCGGCATGCGATAATGATAAGATTTTCCATGCTCACGGACTTGGGTTCTTCCCGGTAGGAATCGTAAACGAACCGCCCCCCCGACAACCAGTCCTCGGGGTATTCCTTACCATCATATATTCTGGCCATATGTTTTACCTCTCAAACTCTAGCCCCAAAAACCTGAACCGCCACCACCATCAGGGGCGACAGTCGCGGGTTTCTTACGCATACTCTCATAGTATTTATCAACACCAAACATGAATGATTTCGGGCGCAGGCGAGCACACCGCTCACGAACAATCGCCTCACCAGGGTCAATACGTTTGAACTCGCACCCGGCCTCCGCATAGCGCAACAACGCCGATTCGCTGGGTGTTGAGTGAATAATATACACATCCGCCTCGGACTGCTTCAAAGCTTCCCTAATAAGTAGCAGCCTAGCTTTCCTCACCAGTCTTGCCACCACTTGCGGGTAATCATGATTACTGATAGGGTAGCCGCCAATAAGGTTGCATAAATGGTCATAGTCAATCCTTATATCCCCCGGTTTCGCATGCTCACTAACCCACGTGGTTTTACCCCCACACGGGGGGCCCATCACAACAATCTTCCGAACTTCACTAGTGGTAACCTCGCCACCACCCCGCTGACTATTGCAAGTAAAATGCAACAACCGTTCCGGTAGCTCACCATTCCTCGCCCCATGAAAATTCAGGTGGTCAGCAGCCAACGGCTTACCATCAAAATTCTTCACAGCAACAGCATACATAGGCCTGCCACACCACGGGCACGGGGTACCATCACGCAAACGAAGCATCAAGCTTTCACGGGCACGCTGGTGCATCTTACCATAGCCCCTGGCACTAGCTGATAAAACCATAAAAATATTCCCCTAAAAAGTGTTTAAACAAACAATTTTCAGGGGAATATTATATCACGTCACAACAAAATACTAGTGCTTCCTACCGGCCCTCCATGCTCGCACACTGCGCAAATCCACCATCAAAGCACCAAGATGCGACTTGTGCCGTATGTAATCGCGGTTCACAGCCTCAAGAATTGAACTCACGGGACAACCGATTTTCTCCGCCGCCTCCTGGAAACCAGCCCAATCAGGCACATAATCACTATACCCAAGCATACGCTTAGAAAACAAGCGCTGCTTAGCCCACGCCTCGAAAATATCTTCCAGCTCATCAAAATCATTGTAGGCCTGATTGATAGCGTACTCCACTTCGAAAGCGATATCACACACATCATCCGCGGTTAGGGTACTGGCGGCACCGACAACCCGGCCACTCTTGGTAACCCAGAAAAACCTTAACCAACCAGAAGCCATGCATCCCCGCGACACTAACAGCTGAACCAGCATGCCCAAATGTTTCAAATCCGCATCCGGGTAGTCGATAAGTTCAACCGCTAAATCCGCGTGCGTAGCATTCTGCATACGGCGGTTACCCACCGACTCAACCAGGCTACGCAACCCCACAAAAATCTCGCGGGTTTCACGCAACAGTTCTTCTTTCAGATCATAGTCTACCATGCGATGATCGGCCCTTTCACTGGCTCCACCTGCACAAACACGTTCGGTGGTTCGTTGGGTGCGCAACGGCGTTTAATAGCGTGAAGGTCACAAACCTGGGAATCATCCTTGAAAACCACCCCGGTCAATGCGTCAAGGATTGCGCGTTCAAGCTTATCAATATCGGGCCGTTGCACCATTTCCAAACCATCAGTCGGTTTCATCGCCTTGGTGCGGGGCATGGCAAAAATTAGTTTCACCGACATGGGGGTTTTCTCAAGGCATTCTAAGCCCCGGTATTGCATGTGCGCAGATGCCGCACTCGCCACATGATCCCGCCACTCTTTCAAACCATCCGCCTGCTCAACCAGCACCGCCTTACCCCCACGCACAAACGCCTTCTTACTGCCCTGGGGTCGGGGCACACCGTCCGCAGAAAACTGTAGGAAAAAATCCCTAGGCTTCATCGTGAATCACACCCTCGTAATCATCATCAGCATGAAGGTTAACCTTATCGTCGGGGGCGGCTTCTTCACCGATAAGCCGGTAGATTTCATCCAACAACATGTCCCGCGCCTTGTCCAAATCCTCAATACGTTTCACCAGGTCAGCATGCTTATTTAGTCCGTCAAGCCGGCAAGACCGCGCAATATATTGTACAGCTTGGGCAGCGTTCCCGGTCAAATGCCGTGAAATATCCCACACCTCAGTGTCCCCAAACTTATAGTAATCACCCATGATACTTTCCTTTCTTTCTTAGAAAATGTTAATGTTACGTGGCGCACCATCAACCGTGACGAATGATAGCACGCCACCGTATGATGTTGCGCCTGTGCGGTTACGGAACCATGTGGATTCCTTTTCCAACGCGGGGGCGCTTATGATCCAGCGCTTGGCCGTCCATGATTCGATGTGAAAATTATGAAAATGCCCACTGATGAGAATATCCGCCTGGGCTTCCTCACTGTCATTAGCAATATGGCCAGACCACCATTTTTCCGCACCACTGATTTGCCCTTTGAATAAATGCCCGTGCACGATCGTGAACACCGTACCCCCACAATCGTAGGTGACACTGCCCCGCGTGTGGTCTGGGTACAGCCAGCGCACATTTTTGCCCACCATCATCACCGGGTCAACCATGCTGAAAGCGTCCTGAACAGCGGAAACAATCATAATATCGTAGTTGTCGGACATGGGGCGGGATTGTTTGCGCGTGGTTTCACCATGATTGCCAGGCACCACCGACACCACAAGATCATCAACCCGTGATAGGGTTTCCTGAACAGTCCACGACACCAGGTGTTGACACGTGCGCAGCTGTTCCGCAAGGGTCAGGTCGCACTCGGCAATCATCTTACCGTCCTGCGAGGTATAGCCCTCGATCAGGTCACCGGCAAAAACAAGGTTCACGCCACCGATATTCTCATGATGTTCTAAGGCCCGAATCACCCCGGTTTTCCACCGACCAATCAGGTACTCGGTGCCAGCACCGGCCTCAGCACTCTTCCCAATATGCGTGTCGGACAGTACGATAGTCAACCAGTTTCCGTCACGTGTGACATTATTCACTGGGTCCAGGTAGATGGAATCAAGCAAATCCTCAATGTCACTATTATGTTGTGGCCTTAGAACAACCTTAGCACGGTAAGCGTGCTGAACCCCATGCCCCGGTACTTCCCAAGCCGAATGGCGAACAGGCCCCTCCACAGAATACTTCTCAGGATCAAGACCGAACGCCTCCAGCACATGCCCCCAATCATCCTCAGATGGTGGCGTGGTCCGTGGCGGGGAAGTCACAACACCCTCGACACCATCCATCACCACACCAGGCACAACCCCTTTCGGGGGTGCAGCAAGTAGTTTATCAACATCACCCATATGCTTCACTCTTCCTTAAAAACTTCTTAGCGAACATTGTTACGCAGGTTAGCCACCATTGAGCAGAACGCCTTGTACTGGTGCGGATAAGGGTTGCCCTGCAACGATGTAGCAACCAGCCATAAATCATGCAACACCACATCGTCCCTGGTCAGGGCTTCAATCATTGCCCCGCGTTCCTCACCGAAACTGTCCAACCATTCGTATGATGTGGGGGGCTTAGGCCCCATGGCGTCCACCACGGTGGTGAACTGTTCAACTAAACTCACTTCTCAACCTTTTCTTAGCCATTGAAGTTTCTTTTACTTACGCCATATATTATACACGAATGTGACCCACCTGTCAAGCCGGTATGATAATAATCACATTCCTTGGGGAAACTCCCTAAACCTCGAATAATGTAATTGGTGAGCAATCGTGTGCACGCCGGTCGCCCCGCCGCGGTTCTTGGCAATGATAATATCCGCCTCGCCAGCACGTTGGTGGTCAGGGTCTTTCGCATCGGGCCTATCAATCAGCAAAATGATATCAGCATCTTGCTCAATCGCACCCGATTCACGCAGGTCAGAAGCCCTAGGGGTGCCCCCGTCCCGATTTTCACTATTGCGGTTTAGTTGGGCAACCAGCACGATGGGCACGTTCAAATCCTTAGCAAGGATTTTCAGCTGCCTGGTCATCTGCGCCACCTGCTCCTGACGTGGAACGTTCACGTTGGCGGGGGTGATGAGCTGCAAATAGTCCACGACTATCAAACGAACATCATTTTTCCGCACCTCAATTTTCGCCCTCGAAACAATATCCATGATTGTTTGGCTAGCATCATCACTAATATAAATAGGGGCAGACGATATTTCCCCAGCCTTTTGTTTCAATACCTCAAACTGGTCTACCGACACATGCCCGCCACGGATAGCGCTAATATTCGTGGAAGTTTCTGCAGCCAAAATACGCTGCTGAATCTCCCTCGAAGACATTTCCAACGAAAACATCAAGGTCGCAGCCCCATTCCTGATACTGATTTCCCGCATAAAATCAACCGCCAGGGTGGATTTACCGCACCCGGGCCGTGCCGCAACAACAACCAACTGGCCACCCTGCAACCCTTGCAGCATCGAGTCCAAACCGCGAAACCCGGTCATAACCCCTTGGGGTAGCGTACCGGCCATAGCATCAGCTAACCAATCCAACGATTCATCAAACGCCAAATGGTGCGCCCCGCCAGCCGACGACGATAGCATAATGCTATCCAGGCCGTCACGAACCCTGCCTAAAACATCCGTTGATGTGACCGACGGTTCCTTGCATAGGGTTTCCATGTGTGCAGCCAGCGACCACAGTTGGCGTTTGCGGGAACGTTCCTTGACATTCCCCGCCAAAAATGGTATGTCGCTTTTCATCGTGGCCTTGGATAGCAGGCCATGCACCATGGCGCCGTCAATCCTGCCCAGCTCGCCCCGCTTCTCCAACCCGCCTAGCACACTGATAGCATCAACATCCACCCCGGCCATGAACAAATCTTGCATGACCGCAAACACGGCTTGGTGTGCCCAGTGCCGAAAATCTTTGGCTTCTACCAGGGTGAACACCTCACCAGTGCCAACACCCCCCATCAGCAAACAGCCCAGTAGGGTTTTTTCCTCATCCAGCGTTAAGGTTTCATTCACGTGCTTTTCTCCCCTGAACAAACTAAAGCCCCCACAACAGGGGGGGGGCAACGAACAATTATCTATGACAAAAGGGCTTTACGGTACTCCATCAAACGAAGACGATTAAAACCACCGTGCGCATGCTCCCTTAAACCATCCTTAACAAGAACCACGACAGGGGCCTGCTGGACACCATCAGCAACAGCCTGGGCTAAGACGTTTTCGTCAATGGGGGCGTATTCTACCGGAACATCAGGGTGCTTGTCAAACCATTTCTTCACGGCGTCACACTGTGGGCAGGCTGGTTTTGTGAACACAAGTACCGTGTTTTCTTTAGAACGGGGGCTGCTCATTATCAACACCTCCTTGCCATGGTTGTTGGGGCTGTCGCATTTGTGGCTGCTGTTGCTGCTGGTAGCGCTGCTGCGCACCTATCCAGCCTTGCTGTGCCTGCTGCTGCAAACTGCCACCTTGCCCCATGGGTTGGCCCTGGTTTTGGAATCGTTTCCCCGCCAAATCCAAACCGATAGCGGTTGCTGTTACTTGCAAACTGTGGGCAACCTCACCATTCTTATCCTGGTATTCGTGGTTCACAAGCCGGCCCGTAATAACAACCCGGTCACCCTTGTGCAAATTATTAGCAACCGATTCGGCAAGCCGGTCAAAACACGACACCCGAATCCATGTAGTATCTATCACTTCCCACTCGCCAGTAGCCTGGTTCTTCCGCGAATCCGTGTTGGCAACACTGAAGGAACACACCGCTTTCCCCGCCTGCGTAAACCGCAATTCTGGGTCGCCGCCAAGGTTGCCGCGGAATGAAACATCAAGACTCATCGTCATTTCCTATCTTACTATCGTTGTCTTCATCTGCCAGAAGGCTATCAATCTTCTTACGCCGTTCCTCACGCCACAGCCTCACACGCTCACGCATCTTCGGGTCACGCCCCAAATCCGCCATCACATGGCCACAGTGGGCAATAATATCCCCAGGCCTTGGGGGCGAATCAGTGGCACGCGCCAAACCAAACCACCTTCCGAAAGCCATATCATACACCGGCTCCGGGTAGTCACCGATAGCATTCAACGATTGATACCACGTGCCAATCAGAATCTCATACTCCGTGGCGTTTTGGGGCCGCTTGAACCCCCACACCGACACGATCATTTTCTCCAATAATTTTTCGGCCGCTTCTGGACTGATACTCATTACCGGGTCCACGCTCCCAAATCATCAATGTGCAAGCTTTCATATTCCGACATGGGGGAGAAACGTAACAGTGACGGTATCACAGGCACGCTATCCCACTCTCCACCATTCAACCAGGTGGTTGGGTGTTTGATATACTGCTGGTCTGTGCCAACGGCTTCATGATACTTTGCGTACCGCCTGGCGGCGTCGATCAGGATTTCCTCAGAAACAGTTTCAGCAGCACTCTTCCACGCCCGAAACGCTTTGGCCTTATTCACCCGGCGCGGGTACGCCTTCCAAAACGCCTCAAACCCATCAGTGTACCTGCCCCGCACGGGGCGTTTAGCCGCCCCCAACAACACCATTTTACAATTCGGTGGGGCAACAACACTAATGCTAAGCAAATCCTGTGACTCCCCAATCGTACACACCCACTTCAAACTAAACAGGGCGTCAAGGCGAAGGATAAAATCATCATAGGATTCATGAACGAACTCTAAGAAAACATCCACATCCGTCCGGGTTACCGACGCCCCCGCCACCAAAAGGCGCAGAAGAAGCGCAGCATCACGGTCATCAAGTTCATCAACCCCCACATCAGGTTTGCCGTCGGTAATTCGCGCATCAATCAGCATCGGGCTTTCCTTCCAAACGATCCTTGCAATCCTTATACAAGCGCATCACACGGGGGTCCTCACGCAAATCTTGAGAAAGATTCATGTAATCATTCCGCAGTACCTCAAGATCAGTGATGCCCATCACCCGCGTAATGAACTCTTCCGACAAATCAGCCGGCTTATCTGGCTTACTGTCAACCTCGCTGTGGTCAACACCGTCAACCGTGATGTGAGAATAATCACGGTCAACCTCCGCAGTGGGGATATACAATACTTGGGTGAGGGCTGTGCGCAACGCCACACTAATCGCTTTTGATGTGGCTTTGTCGCTGGTGTCGAACGCCTCCGCAGGCACGGTCACGGATAGTTCATCGCCTGATTCCCCATCAATAAACGTGTACTCCACCAGCAAACGCACACGGATTTGACCCGCGCCTTTCGATGTGGTAGCAACTTCGTACTTCCAATCAAGAACCTTCACCTTGATGACGATACCTAGCCGGGAAAATACCGGGTGAACAGCGTTAATAACATGCTCGATGCCGCGGAAGTTGTACCGCTGGTGTTGGTTCTGACCCCATTTACCAACCGCGCCAATCTCTTTCGACGCTAATGCTAGCTTGTGGGCAATCCCTTTCACCCCACTATCGGGGGTATCCTGCACCCCATCAGGGGTTTGTGTTAACTCTGTCACAATCATCTTTCCTTACATGAAGTGTGCCGCAGCCCACACCAGGGCAACGATAGCCGCGGCAACAATGACAAGCTTCACGATCACGGCAAACACCATCAGGCCAACCCACAGGCGCTGTTGGCGTTTCATTTCCGCATCGAACTCTTCAAACGAATGATCCAGTTTCATGTGTTTTTCCTCACATTTTAGGGACAGGGGATAGCCAACACCATCGCGTGGTGTCGACTTCACCCACCCCCACCGTTTGTGGGGTAGGGCTTCCTCTTAACTCACCGGCACATCCTCACACTTCGGCTGGGACAACGGGTCATTTCCTGCAAGAAACTTCTCGCATTTAGCATCAAACTCCGCCAACATTTCACGCCAACCAGGCAGGATAATATCAAGCATCGCATCGGAATCGGGATCGCCGGAACAGGATTCAATACCAGACCACTGGTGATCCGCACCATGACCAATATCAAGAATCAAATAAGATTCACCATCGTCGTGTTCACGGTGCATGTCAAAATAGCACATGTGATCCCCGCCCGCAGCCTGTGGCAGCATCACATACTGTGAGAAAAACCAACTATCATCCTCACGGCGGTAGAACCGCATCGGCTCGAACCGCACCGGATCCTTGCGTAGGTCATGCACCCGTGCACCAACCCAAGCCTGGGGTAGCAGCTCATTGATCGCCTTCTTGCCCTCGATGGTGGTGGGGTCAAGAATCCACTCATCATTTTCAGTATCAAGCACCCGGTCATAAAACCACCCGTAGGCGATGTACCAGCCCGGCTTATGCGGGTAGTATTCCTCTAGCAGCTGGTCAGCCCGGTCCATCTTCTCAAACGTCGCCATGGTTTTTATTATACTCCTTCACTCGCTTGTTTGCAAATCAGCCTTGACGCCACAACCACACGGACCCATCATCCGTGGTGGAATATTTCTCGCCAGGGTGGTTTTTATCCATGGATAAAAGCGTGGCGATTTCCTGATCCGTGTTCTTACCGATACGGATTTTTGCGGCCAAAACTTTCTCAACATCCTGCTGGAACACGGCCATTGCGCGGTGCCGCCACGGGGCGATAGCATCTAACCGGCTGTCGTTCTCCTCGGTACCGCCAGCAATCCCCATACCAGTCCAGGCGGTGTCAGGCACACCCTCGTCCTCATAAGAATAGCCCCCATGGAAGGTCGTAATAAACTTACCCCGACCAATCACATCCCCCACAAGCAGGTAGTGGAACGCGATATGCGGGTGGTCATTGTGCGGAACATTCAGGTCCGGGTTGATGAAACTGATTCGGCGAACCAAAGACTTTTCACCATAGAACGAAACAACACCATCGCCACGGGATAAGAACATCTGACCAGGCTGCACCTTCGTGTAGCCGCCCCCGTTATTGGGGTATCGGATATCCGACTGCTTCAAAACCTCAATCACAGCATCCCGGTCATCACCCCAATAGTATAGCCGCCAATCCTCCTCATCATCATTGACCAAGCAATGATAAGCGTAGTCATCATTGAAAAGTTCCTTCGGGGTTTCAGGACAGTGCTTCTTACGCAGCTGCTCAATCACCCAATACTTTTCACCCAAGAAAGCATCATAGTGATCTTCCTCACCCTCATACACGTCAAGGTAAGTTCCGGCCATTTACTTCACCCCTTCAATAAATCGTTGCAATTCTTCCATGCGAAATTTGTAGGCAACATCATAGAATCGGATCAATAATCGGTTTTCTTCCGGGTCACTTTCCAACTCGGCGCCCTGGGAAAGCATCTCAAGCGCATTCTTGTGCAACACTGCAAGCTTCCGGTTAAGCTCCTCGGCGGTGACACACGTGGCTTTCAGTGGGGGTATCGCGTCGAAAACTGCCACCCCCTCATGCCCACCCAACAGGTATGGGTGTTCTTCAACGAACTGCCGAAATAGGCCCTCGACAAAATCGGCGAAACTTGCGGTCAACTCCGCAATACGCTTCCGATTCTCCGATTTTTCACTATGGTACATGCGGTCAAAAAAATCTTTCAGACGGTCCTGCGATGCCGCTGTCATTGCTTTATCCCAAGGAATCAACATGGCTTTATCGTACCTCGCTTTCATGCTGGTGTCAAATGTTTAGCGTGTGACATACAACACTACGCGGCCATCAGCTGGTCCGCTAGAATGGTTTCCGGCGCGTGCCCTGGCTGGCCGATCCTGAAGTATGTCATGCCCCAATTATAACAACACCCGGCCTGGGTTGCAGGCCCAAACCGGGTTAATGATGGTGATGTTAATCACATGCTAGCACTCGTAGGCGATAGTATCAAACAAAACACCCTCGGCGTGCTGTAGCCTACGCACTAAATCATCATCCGAAAGCAGGGGGATTACCGCATTAGCATAGGGCACGATTACCCCATGCGCAAAAGTGAACACATCAAAATCATCAAAATTATTGAAAACAGCCATCGCGTTTTCGATGAGCATTTCCGCAATCTTCACAGGGTCCGACTCCCCCAACCATGGGGGTACCGCGGCTCCCGCCAGGAACCGGAGCTTTTCTTCCGAAACCCCCACATCCTGCCCCGCATCCTTCAGCAGCGACAACTGCAACAGCAAGGGGGTGGCCACAACCCAATCCGGCACCCCCGCTTTCGGGAAAACATCAACCTGTTTTTTCAAGCATTCCTTAAACTCCTGGATATTCATATTCATAGCGATCCTTTCAAAACCTCATCCACGGTTTCCAGCACAACCGCCAAATTAGCAGCAAACTGAACCTTAGAAAAACCATCAGGCATCAGGCGGAAAATCACTTCCGACTCGGGAATCAGCACACTGCGCATGTGACTAATTTCCCTCGGACTCATCGAACCACCCGAAATTACGGCAATATTAGCGGTCATGATTTGCGCGGCCTCAACAGGGGTTTTAGCCGCATGCCACGGGGGTGTGGCAGCCGCCACCAAAGCCGCGTAATCATCCACACCCATCCCCTCAATCGGGTAGCCATAGCGGGCCAGAGCGTCAACCTCGTGCAGCAAAACCTGCGCCTCCACCCATTCGGGTATCCCGCCGTGGGGAAAATTCTACACCCGCTCAAGTATGCCAGCCTGGTATTCTTGCAACGTTTCCATTAGTCAAATCCTCCTAAGATTTTTTGCATATGTTCAAGATTCTGTTTCCCAATCTCCGCTACCTCCGCTTGGGTATACCCGTCATGTGGGATTATTTGCTCGGGTGGCAGAGTGTAGCATCGTTCCAGAAACTTGTCAAGCGTGTTCTTAGCCTCCGGCCAGGCGGCTAGAAGATCATCACCCGCCGGCTTACCGTAAGAAATGCGCCACCGGAAAACCAGCCGGTAGGCGCGCCCCCTAACGTCCTGGTGGACCTGTATGATAACTTCCATCTCCTGCTCATCGAACGGGGCCATCACATCAAACTCTACCGACACTCGCAGCGTGACCTGACCCCTGATACTGCCCTGGATAGGCCAGGTATCAACCCCGTGCACCCCTAAATCGCTCATCGGATCATGCGGGTTATTGACACCGCCGTATCTCAGGACACCACCCCCACCAATATTTTTCTTCAGGAAATTACGCATTGTGTGGGGGATTCGCCCCATCACTTTAATGCTACCAGGCACGATCACGAAACTCCTCCTCCAAACATTCACGCGCATGCCGCGAAATGATATCATCAATCAAGCATAATCCCTCGGGACTTTCCGCAAAAACAACTTTGGCCGAACTGTCCTCGTGGTAAATATCAATGAAAGTGACGTAATTATCATCTTCGCCTTCGCAGCCGATGGATACCTCATACTCGCCAAACCGCTTTTTGTACGTCAATCCGTACCAAAACCCATCATCAGAAGAAAGCGGCTCGGTGTAGCTGTTCTGCTTCCATGTGCCATCCCAAAGGTCTATCCGTGAAGCCATAGCAAGAAGAATGCCCTTGACCTCTTCGATGCTTCGGGGATTAATCATTTACACTCCTCCATGTGTGCTATAAACTCTTTCTCCAGCCGGCTTCGCTTCCCATGTAGAATCCTATCGACAATAAAATCATCCTCCTTCGAGTCCACCTGCGCTAAATGATATTTGTTATCCAGGTCACGAATATCAATGAATGTGAAAAAATCATCAGGGCGACCAACGCAGCCAACAAGAATCATGCGGGGCCAGCGTAGCACTTGTAGTACATGACATGCTTGGTGGGGAAAATGGGGGCAGATAAGCATTCAAAATGTTTCCGCCAGCCACCAGCCCACGGATCCAAACCCATATCCCACAAGCTCAAACGGGCAAAACAGGCCCGTTTGGCCAGGCCTTCATCAACTTTCTTCACGCTTTACCTCTGCCACGAACCGACTAGCGGCATCAATAAATTCTTGCCCCAAACGCCTGCGGCCACGCTCTGAAATGACAGCATTAATACCATGCCCATCATCGGGGGTTTCCAGCCACGCGTGCCTAGAACCACCTTTGCGCTGAACATCAATGAAAGTAACAAAATCGTTTAGTTCACCAGCGCAACCAACATACACCACATAGTCGCCAAACTGTTTCTTGTACACCAAATCATGCCAGTAGCCCAAATTGAAAAATGTTTCTCGATGATCCTCCTTACGCTCCCATGTGCCATCCCAAAGGTTTACCAGCCGGTCACGAAGAAGGTCTTTCACCTCTTTAATGATTTGCATTATTGTATCCTCCATGGTTTTTATTATACCAGTCCGGGGCCAGTAAAACCAGCCCCGGGAATGTGATATTTGTCACAATGTTAGTTCTTCGATAAACTCCTGTAAGTACTCCCTCGAACTCACACGCTCCAGTGAATTATGGTACACATCAAAACTGAACCGCTCTAACTCGCGCCGCACGCCTGGCCAGTAACGGTCCACCCCTTGACCGGAAGCCAAATCCATATACGACATTTTCCACTCGATGTGCACATCATCATCCAGGCAGGAAATATTCAGGTACGCTTGGATTTCATGTGTCCAGTAGGGCTTTATGGCACTCCCTTCAAAAGTGCCCCCGAACGAGTACTCGCCTTGACTGTTCCAACCGTCACCACCAAACCGCCTACGCCAAAGGTGGGGGATCACGGAGCTGGGCTCATACCCGCCCCAAAAATCATCAAGGCCCATTGGTAGGGTTTTGAAAGCTTCAGTGACAAAATTATGCATTGTTGGGGGCACATGGTCCAATACTTTCATGGCTAAAACTCTCCTTCTTCGTCGTAGTCGCCGCCGTTTTCCAACCATTCCATGCAGGCGTCTTCAAACATGCTTCGGATCAGGAACAGTTTACCGCACAAAATCTTATCAATCTGTTCACGATCGTTCCATGAATCCAACTCCAGCATATCGCCACTGGGGAGGTGTTCGATATGTAAACCAATCGTGTATTCATCGAGGATACCAGTGGCCCAAATCTGAATCTCATGATCCCCGACCGTGCGCCACCAGGATAGGTAAACCTCGCCTTCGGTATCAATTTGTACGGGCGTGGTTTCCCAACCTGCCATCAGGGGGTCAATTTCCAC